AATTTTTTAGAAAATATATAATTTTTTAGAAAATATATAATTTTTTAGAAAATATATAATTTTTTAGAAAATATATAATTTTTTTTAAATGAAACCATCTACGAAATTGTGTTATAAATAACTATTTTTGGGGTTTATGGTGGTTTCCTATTATACAATTACTCTTAATTTTATTTTATTGTTTCTTATATACAATTATTTTCAGAAAAACTATACTTTTTTCAATTTAATATATTTTTTCGCTTTTCTTTTATAGATTAATTCTGTTTTTTTTATTATTGATTCAATATTCCATATACATCCACTTGCTACATCCCATAATGAAAACCAAATATATTTTTTATATTCTGGAATACAAGGACAACATTCAATTCCACCAAAATCGTTTGCTACTTTTTTCCAATTTATAAATTCATTTGAAATAAATTCATTTGAATAAATTATTTTTGATTTTTTACTATATCTTTTATGAAAAACCTCAAAATCTGATATGTTTTTTATAACAAGTAATTTATTTTTATCTTTATTCCAAATGTCGGTAATAATATTTAATTTTATATCTATCTTGTGAATATAATTATGTAATAATGAATCCATACCTTCCTTGATTATCCAATTATACCAACTATTATAACAACTATACCAAAATCAATTTGGCTTTCCTTGATTTATATAATTTTTGTATTTTTCTCTGAATATTATTTTTTTATTTCCATCTATCCGATTTCTTTTTGGTAAATACATATTATATATAATATTATATAAATTTTAATATGATATCGACGTAGCGGTATTCCACAGATGAAATATTCTTTACCAGCCACATTTTACACACGGAAAAAATACCTATTTGGGGGTTCAGTTTAAATGACAGAGTCATTTAAACTCAAGAGATTAAAACTGTAAGTTTTAATCTGTTCGCACCTTTACCCAAGGGGAACTTAGAGTTCCCCCTTAGACCCCCTCCTCTGAAAAGTCATATTTGGGGATTCGCACCTTTTTCCAGCTACACACAGAAAATTACCTGTTTGGGGGTTCAGTTTAAATGACAGAGTCATTTAAACTCAAGAGATTAAAACTTACAGTTTTAATCTGTTCGCACCTTTACCCCGCTGGCGGGGAAAAAGGGGCTGGTTAATTCGATATCTTATTCTTAACATAAACCAATATTTCTCCATATTTCTTCTCTAATTGCGCAAGTGATTTCTCATTAACATCCAGTTTTTCCAATGTTATCTTTTCAATAATTTTGAATTCAGAATTCATGCTATCTGTATCCGCATCCTGCTTACTCATGACTTCTTGAATCATTTTAAATTTGTTCGTATAATATGCTTTCAAATCCCCCAAATATTTTAAAATAGTCTCTTTTATTTCATCAAAATTTTCGATATTGATGTTCTCAATCTCCAATGGCATACTACTCGTTTGAAAATCACTGTTTATATTTTTGATATAATCTTCTAAATCAAGCTTGAATATATCTCCAATTATTTCAAGAAATTTCAAGTCAGAAATTATTTCATGTGCGGTTAGTTCAAGTAAAAGATTCGGCTTCGTATTTTCAATGGAGCGTCCCAGTATTTTGTTGAGTTCCTGAAAATTTACATGAGATTTCTGGAATTTTGTTTTTTTCTGAGCGATGATTTTCTTAATATTTTCAATTTCTTTTGGAATCATGGCGTATATAATTATTTTTGAAAATAAACGCAAATTTATATTTTTATAATTACTAAATATAAAGAATTCTGAATACTATTATTATAAATGGAACAACTAAATCAAAAAATAATATCAGTGTGTGAAGAACAAGATCAAGTAATGGAAATTTTATTAGATTTTATGAAATCTAAATATGAAATTGATAGCGAGTCTAAAAAAATTGCCATATTATCAGAATATCTCACTTATCTCAGAAACGCACAGAACGCTCAGAGTCCTATCTTGGGAATATTAACACTTTTCATAACTAAAAATATAGGCGGTAAAATTTACGATAATATAGCTCCATGTCTTGAATTATTAACTAACAATTTTAGCAATCTACGCGCAAAAGAGAAATTTATTATCGTTGAGAAAGTTCGAAAAACACTCGATTTTTATTTCACAATTACCGATATTTATGAAATGGTCCAATTATTAGAAGATGACGTTTTATTTTGTTTAAAATGGAAAACTCAAAAGTTGAGGGAAGAAACACTCACTTTAACAGAAGCGAAAGAAGCGTATAAACTAACTGCGACTGATTTGGAGAACATACCACATTTTGAGCATGTTCATTCTTTATATAATAAGGTATGTAAGATTTATGTTGTCGAGGACATAAAGGATTACATCGATAAGAAATATGGTCAGGAGAAGTTGGATGAAAAGCGGTTAAAATCGGAAGCAAGACGGGAGAAAATGAAAGAAACTAAAAAAATGAAAGAGGAAAAACAATCCGCTATGGAGAATGAGAAGAAAAATATGGTAATTCAATTATTGGCGGAGAATGGATATTATAATGACGATGACAATCATTTTGCTAGTGATTTTATTTATAATGACCGAAAATTTGAGCCGGAAAAGATTTTAGAGCTAGCTAAAAAATTAAATGATGAGAAATCAAAGAAGATTGAGAGGCGTGAATTATTGAATGTTGAATTGGAAAAATATGGATGTAGCATCCGAAATGATAGTGTGTTATGCCACGAGTATATTGAATATGGAAATCGAGATTTGATGTTTGTTGTTAATGTTATGAGAGAGATGGATTTTCTTATGAACAAAACGGAATACCAAGTATTTTGGAGGACGAAGTGTTTGGAATATTACGATGGAGTTTTGAGAAGAGTTGTAGGTATTCGTAAATATAGGTCATTGATAAATCGGGCGGATGATATTTATAAGACTTACGCAGTAGAGAAATATTTGGAAAAAATGAAAGAAGCTGGTAGTCAGATAAGCGATAATCATCTATCTCCTAATATAGTGTGGAGAATCGACGAAATTGAAAAATCGGCTGATGTAAACAAAAAAATAAAAGAAGATTTGGAAAAGGAAAGAGATGAACGCAAAAAACGGAATATTCAAGATTATTCTAATAAAAAAGCGAAGAAGAAAAATAATGAGATTGTTGATATATAAAAATTGATGGTTAAAAATTTTAAAATTTAATATATATTCATAACACATCCTTTGATATGAATAATTCTTTAAGAGAACCATTGATAAATCATCGTCCCACACGTCCAGCTCCTGTAAAGGAATTTAATGGAAATAGTCCATTAGCTTTTCAGCAGTATCCGCAGGTTAACAGTACGATGAGTGCGGGATTTCCGAATCCAAAACAAGAAGAAAACTGTTGTGACAGTGATTTGTGTCGCTGTATAGGCAGTGTCTTAGAATGCTCAATGATGTGCATTGGCTTCTGCTTCTGCGTTGGGGGGTAGCGGATAGCGGTAAAATAAAATAATGGCTTGACCATTTTATAAAAATTGATGGGTAAAGTTTTCAATATTTAATGTATATTGTTAAGCTTTACAACAATGGGAAATACGTTTGGAAATATGTGTGGAAATATGTGTGGAAATATGTGTGGAAATTCAGTTCAGAATGAACGTCCAAATGACAGTCTTAAAAAACCGTTATTGGAAGATGATAGCCTTGGTGGTGGAAATTTAGGCCCAAAACAATCATTTCATCGTGCGAGGGATGATAGAGCTGTGTTTCCAAAAGGGGAAATTCCTCAGCAGAGACACTCTGCTGCGAATGCTGATACAGCTATGATTCCAGAAGAAGAAATTCCTCAGCAGAGTGTCTCTGCTGCGAAGGCTGATACAGCTGTGTTTCCAAAAGGGGAAATTCCTCAGCAGAGACACTCTGCTGCGAATGCTGATACAGCTGTGATTCCAGAAGAAGAAATTCCTCAGCAGAGTGTCTCTGCTGATGATATATTTTTGGATGATGATATATTCAATTTGATGGATGATACAGCTGTGTTTCCAAAAGGGGAAATTCCTCAGCAGAGTGTCTCTGCTGAGAATGCTGATACAGCTGTGATTCCAGAAGAAGAAATTCCTCAGCAGAGACACTCTGCTGCGAATGCTGATACAGCCACGATTCAGCGAAGTGTCATCACATCAGATGGGTCAATACTGATCAAGAAATCAGGGCCAATTAAGCCCTTTATTGAAGTTGATGGGGATATATTGGGTTTGAGATCGCTCTGTTTTATGAACAAAGAAAACCCAGAAAAATCGTTTCATATTGTTCGTTCTATTAGTTTTTCCGGTAGTCTTGAATATAGGATGTTGTTCGAAGAGAACATCCACAAGTCAACTAAACTATGCAATTATGTTGACTTTTTGTACGGAGAACTATCTGATGCGGATTTTAAACAATCCCTCCGTCAGAATTTTCCAAAGTATCATACACAACTTTGGAAAATGCTGACTGATGGGAGGGTTTCTGCCCGTCTTTACAAATGAAATGGTTGTTAACCATTTTTTATAAAAATTGATTCCTTTCATAATGGAATATATTGTAATAAAACACAATGAATACAGCATCTGAAAATGATATATCTCCACTAATACCGGATATACATCCACAAGAAAATCCAATAATAAAGAATAAATCTCTAACATTTTGTAATTTATTTGAATGTTGTGCATGTTCTTTTATCATAATTTTCACGTGTTTTAAGCCTTAAACCTAAGAAAAAATAACATTTTTCTTTTGTAAAATGGTTTCATCAAATGGAATGAATTGGTTTTTTATAATCTTAGAGTCCCTGTAATTATTTATAAAAAGTAGTAATATTTCATCTATTAACATCATATATATTCTTTTCTCTTCTTTTGTTATCTTACGTATAAGCGTAGGATACAATATTTTTTGGATGTAGTTATTGATTATTTTATCGAAACGCTTGTATTCTAATATTTGAAAAACGTTAAGTTCATTCATTTTAATTAATTTATCGTAATAATTATCAATAATATCTTTTTTAGTCGTAATTATATTATGAAAGATATCTTTTTTTGGAGACAACTTCCATCCATATTCAGTGAAAACTTCGATTTTATTGAATTTTATGCATGATATTTTTAAATTGTGGTTCATTTTATAGATGTGGTTAAAATGGATTTCGCGTATAAGATTTATGATTCCTTGAAAAGGATTAATTATTGTTTTTTTCATAAAAGCGTCTGTTATGTAAGAAATATCTTCATGTCCAAAGAAACGGATACAGTTTACATTGTAAAAAATTACTGGATTTTTATTTTGTAAAAAATCGTTCAAAGATTCAATACTATATAAGGGTTTGTTATTAGTTATATTACAAATTTTTGATTTCAGTTTATGATTTATAATTTTATAATATTTTATTTGATGGATATATTCTTCAATTTGATATTGTTCAAGAAACTTATGTTCTTCTTCTGGGGTTTTAATAACGAGGGGTAGGATTGGTTCATAATCATTTATTTCAGCGTAGTCTTTAACTGGTTCAGTTATATGTTCTCTGTCAGTTATAACACACGGATTTTTTCTGCTAATATGACGTGTGTAATTTGTTTTTTTATTAAATATGATGAAACATTTATTACATTTGTATTGTTTTGACATATATATATAATATATATATATATTTT